GTGATAGATAGAGATGCTACAGGATCAAGAAATATTTTTATCAAGAATAGTAGGTTACGCTGTCCTTAAGTTTAGATTTTTCTAGATTTAAAAAAGCGGTAAAAGTAGATCGGTGTGTACAAATTTTTGTTTTCTAATACACTTGACTTTAGCTAGTTCTTCTCTAAAATGTTGGTTTCCGTTCGGGAGCACTTTTTTTAGAACGATCATTATGTATTTCAAAATAATGTCATGTTCAGTATGAAGCGCACGGTCTTTTTCGATATCTTTATTTAATTCTAGATAATCTTCGTACGTTATAACGTCACTTAATAAAGCAAGTTCAATCCAACACAAGATAGTGCCACCCTGTTCAATTGTATATGGCTCATCTTCACACAACTTTTTGAAATCTTCTATGTGATCTGCAGCGTTACTATACTTGTGTCCTGGTTTATAGCAATTGTTTTGATAGTACATTGCAATTGAATCGGTAAATGGATTTTTACTATTACGGAGAGATCTTTCAATTTCTCTCATCGCGCTCTCTGCTGAATGCATTATCCGTGCAGTAATGACAAATACAGAATTAGGGTTGAGTCTTTTAGTAAACTCGATTGACTCAATATCTATTAAAGTATCATCATCGTTTAAAAAAGTATAGCTCTTGGGTACAGGATCGATGAGAAACTCACTTATAATGCGAGAAGGTTTCGGAGTGTTTTGCGACATTATACCATCTATGTCCATAACTATATTACCCCTTTTCCAACTACCCTGTATTAATAAAGCAGAAGTTTCCTCAACTTTTTCTGTAATAAAAAGAGTTTGTTCTATACGGCACGCGTTAAAAGTATCGTTATGTAACACACAAAATCTACCTGGACGTGTCTCCTTTTGATAATAGCGTCTTAGTAATCTCACATAATTATCAGTGGATCTCCACAATTTATGAAGATGTTCAGGCTTAGGTACCTCTGTAAAGTAATATTCGTCAACTGAACGCGCTAGAACACGTTCTATCTCTATATTCAAGTAAGGTATTTTTATAGGAGGTACAGCGCCACCCATCATTTCTGCAATGCGATCAAAAAAAACAATAAACCCAATGACAGGTTCTGTTACTTGATTACTGTTTGCGACGCTTATTTCTGGAACTAGAACTGCTTGACTAATATTATCTTCTGGAAAATTCCATTGTCTTTGACTTGTTACTACATTAAAATAATATGGTCGTCCTGGATGAATATTTTGACTAATACAAATAAACCAATTTTCTGGAGGTATTCTAAGATCAACTATATGGTTTGGATTAGATGAATTCTGTGAAGAACTTATTTTTGGAGGCATTATATATTTATATATATAAATATTTTTGTAAAATTGTGTAGAGTGTTAATTTAATTTTATTCTTGTATGAAAGACTAAAAAACTGACTAGACCAAAAATTACGTCAATTAATAAAAACATCCAGGCTCTTTTATCACCGCGAATAGCGTATATTGCAAATAAAAAGTATAACATACCATGAACAGGTCTTAAATTATTCCACCATATCTTGTCTCCAAATGTTTCACTACCTACCTTTCTTTTTCCTGAAAAAAATAAATAAAAAAATCCAATAGCTGGTAATAAAGCAATTGTTCCCATTGCTAATAAAAGATTCTTACTTGCTCCTTTGGCTAAGAAAACTAGAAAACATCTCACAGTAATACATCCGAATAAAAAGAGTAGAAATCTTTTGTGTATGTTGTTGTTCATTTTGTTATAAATAATATATTCTGATTTTGAACGTAAATATTTATAAAATCTTTATATTAATAAATATGACTTGTTATAATGGAGGTAAACAAAGAATAGGTAAAAGATTAAGTTCTATTATAGCAAAAGAAAGTCTTGATATTGAAGACGAATATGATTTTATAATAAAAGGTTATTGCGAGCCATTTTGTGGTATGTTGGGAGTTTACCAACATATTCCTGAATTATTTGATAATCATACGCCAAAACTAAAGTATAAAGCGGGAGATATCAATAAATCGGTTATTAAGATGTGGGAAAAATCTCAAAAAGGTTGGACTCCTCCTTCTCTAGTATCGGAAAAAGAATTTAATAGATTAAAAAAATCACGAGATTCTGCTATTAAAGGATACGTTGGTCATCAATATAGTTACGGTGGACAATTTTTTGAAGGTTATGCACCTAAGTATGGTAAAACAAAAGATTCAAGTGTTGCTAGCGAAAGGGTGTGCAATATAGCTAAAAAATTAAAAAATGTAATATTTAAAGAAGGTATTTATACTCAATATTCTAAATTAAAAGGTTATATTATATATTGCGATCCTCCTTATCCGAATACATATTATAAACACTATGGAAAAGTTAATTTTGATCATGATGATTTTTGGAATTGGTGTAGAAAAATGTCAAAAGATAATATTGTTTTTGTATCAAGCTATACAGCTCCAAAAGATTTTAAAGAAATCTTTTCTTCAACTCATAAATTAACAGGTGTTATAGCTAGTCGTAGCAAAAAAAGAGTAGAGAAATTATTTTTACTATTTTAAACTTATATACAATTCTATATAAGTTTAAGTTGCAAAGAACAGACCAAATAAAAATGATTATTTATTTTAGCTATACATTAAAAAAAAATAATATGGGTCACGATATCGATATCAGAGAATGTCCTACGCCGTTTGAAAAGTGTTGTGGACACCATAATGATGAAAATACTTGCGATCATCCTATTTCGGGTAAAACATATATGTCGGGAAACTTCTACAAATTTGAAGAATGGTCTGTTTACAAAATTCATGGTAGAACAGGTGAGTACTGTGTAGAGGAAGTTAAAAAAGCTATATCAGAATTAGAAGCCCAAGGTGCAAAATCTAAAATTTCTTCTGATGAAACTGAATGGACACCATCTAAGAATGTCTTTCTATATCATCTTTACAAGTTTAAAGAACTTTTCGAAAGATACCCAACTTGTCGCTTTTGGTCCGATCAAGTATATGATCGTATTGGTGCCGACAGTGAATGAGAAGAAGATTAGGAAATTATGGTATAAAATTAACATGCGTAGAGAAATTATATACAATTTGTATATAATTTTACAAAGAATATTACAAAGAATATTACAAAAATATTATATATTTAAACAAACATATAATTTTCTATCATGTTTCCAACATACAAGAGTTTTATTTAGTTTCTCAGATGAACTTTCAAGTTTATTGCTTGTTTGAATTATATTCCACAATGCTCCATGAAGATTGTCATTTGTTTCCAACTGATATTTGGTTTCTCTAAGTTTTTCATTTATCCAGGTAACAGGTATATCTTTGTTATATAATTTGTCATCAATAATAATTTTTTCTACATCTTCTATTAATTTATAGATCTTAGTGTGTGGTTTGAATTTGTTTTGATCAACAATTATATATTTATGCCTTTGTTCGAGAGACTCTGTTAATCCTAAATTAACTAACGTATTAATACCTTCTAACATCTCATTGTACTTATCAACTTCCCATCCTCCATCATTACCTTTTATTTTTTGAGTCTTAAAACTTTTATTTACATTTCCACAACATAATGAAGCTTTTGGAACTTTATCCTTATTCCAAAGCTCATCTCTGACCCTGACATGTGTTTTGATTTTGTAGCTCAAATCGGTTAATCTTTCAATTTGTTCATCTTGCATCATATCTCCCTTCACAATATTATCTATGACTTTTGAAGGTGCATACTCAATAAGAGGAATTGAGTCTGGTCTGTCATGCAGAATACGTTGTGCCTGAATCATATCAGGCACACTTGAAGAACCCGTATAATATTGATGAGTAAGATGCCAGTTTCCATCAGTACTAACATAACTTCTTGAACGACCAGAGAAATCACCTGATTTGATGACAATGTGTGAAAATCTTTTTGCTCCACCGTTTTCAATGAACCACTGGAGTAATTGTGGAATAATGACACGCTTTCCAAATAAGAATTCACCAGTGCCTTTCGAATCGGTAATTCTGTCTCTTCCAATATGGATTGTCTTGTTTTTCAAAGAGTTAGAGTAAACATACAACCCTGTATTACACTCCATAAGAACAGTCCAAACTTTAGAGTAAACTTTATCTGTCTTAAACAAATCGTAAAACATTTTGTGGTGCTTTACAAGAGATCGTGTTTTATGAAGAATTATAATAGGATGGTGAATCAGACAATTGTATCTCTTTGGTGAAAAGATACAAGTTTCCATAAGGTCTTCATATACTTGAACTAGATTTGGATCCTCATCGTAGAGACTAATCTTTTCACTCCATTTTCCAATTTTGTGCGCTAACTGAATAAATTGGACACCATCACGAATACCTTTATATGTTGATGGAGGTCTAATACAAACAATATTTGCATTTGTCAAAGTTTCATTTCCAATTAAAATATCCCATACAGTCGCGCTGATCTCATATGTATTATAACATCTTTCTTTAAGAATATTGTACTCTGCAGCCTTATGTTTTTGCGGTGCCGGATTCTTAAGTTCTGAGTAGGCAACAGAATCAGCCTCGTCTGTAAGCATTACTAAATTCTTATTATATTCTCCTAACTTGTCCAACACGATATTAATACATTTTAACTGAGATCCATTTGCAAGAGCTATTACCATTTTCATGTTTTGTCCTTTCAAAGCTTCCTTGACTTCTTGAAAGTTATTCACACAGAAAACATCTTTTTCCGTATTTACTAACGACATTTTTACAGCATCAACAAGTCCAATTGTTCGGCTAGATGAGATAGGATAAGAATATTTTGCCATTTGTTTCTTGTGTTCCAGAGCAAAGCGTGCAAGTTTTGCTTTCATATGTTCAACATCTTGTGTAAAATTTCTAACTACAAAAACAACTGCTCTTTCTAACAATAGATGTATCAAGGCAATACCAAAAGAAAATCCACTTTTTCCTGCTTGAGGTTTACCTGTAAGAAGACATGAATCATCATTCAGGTTGACTTTGTGAAAGTCTGGAAATTTTTCGCAAAGCCAATCATATGTATGTTGAATATAAAGATCTTTAAATTTCCGATCTTCTTTAACATATTCTTCTTCTTGCTCTTGAACCGCATCATAAAAAACGTCATTTTCGTCGATAGACATTTCTGTATTTACTTTGGAAAAACAATCAAAAAAATCATTTTTACTTGAATCAAATAAGTAACTTAAAAATAAATGATTTAACATTAAATGACAGCAATTGGAATTGATTTAGGTACAACTTATAGCTGCGTAGGAGTGTGGCAAAATGAACGTGTAGAAATCATTGCAAATGATCAAGGAAACCGTACGACACCTTCGTATATTTCTTTTACAGATACAGAAAGGCTTATAGGAGATGCAGCAAAAAATCAGTCATCAATGAATCCAATTAATACAATATTTGATGCTAAGCGACTTATTGGAAGAAAATTTAAGGATCCAACTGTGCAAAATGATATCAAACAATGGCCTTTTAAAGTAATTGAAAAGGAAGATGGAAAACCTTTTATTCAAGTGTCTTATAAGGATGAGATGAAAGAATTTAGGCCAGAGGAACTTTCAGCCATGATTCTTGTAAAAATGAAAGAAACGGCGGAAGGATTTTTAAACGAAAAAGTAAAAAAGGCTGTTATCACGGTTCCTGCATATTTTAATGATGCGCAGAGACAAGCAACAAAGGATGCTGGAGTGATTGCTGGATTGGAGGTTTTGCGAATTATCAATGAGCCAACTGCAGCTGCCATTGCTTACGGTCTAGACAATATAAAGAGTGGTGAACAAACTGTTTTGATTTTTGATCTTGGTGGAGGAACTTTTGATGTATCTCTATTGACTATTGATGATGGTGTCTTTGAAGTAAAAGCAACTGCTGGCGACACTCATCTTGGAGGAGAAGATTTTGATTCTAGAATTGTGCAGCATTTTATTTCAGAATTTAAGAGAAAACACAAGAAGGATATTTCCACAAATCCTCGTTGTTTGCGTCGGTTGCGTACAGCATGTGAGAAGGCAAAAAGAACTCTCTCTTCCACTGCACAAGCTTCTATAGAAATTGACTCTTTGTTTGATGGTATAGATTTTGTTTCTAGTTTAACACGTGCAAAGTTTGAAGAACTCAACCAGGATTTATTCGCTAAATGCATGGAACCTGTTGAAAAGGTCTTGAAGGATGCTCAGGTTTCAAAAGGTAATGTTAACCAAATTGTATTGGTCGGTGGTTCATCAAGAATTCCCAAGATTCAAGAAATGTTGTCCGAACGATTTAACGGAAAGGAACTAAATAGAAGTATTAATCCAGATGAAGCAGTTGCTTACGGAGCAGCAGTTCAAGCTGCTCTATTAACAGGCGGAAAGGGTAAGACACTAGACTCTCTTCTATTGATTGACGTTGCGCCTTTATCACTTGGTATTGAGACTGCTGGAGGAGTTATGACAAAGTTGATAGAAAGGAATACAACTATACCTACTAAAAAGACACAAGTTTTTTCGACTTATTCTGATAATCAACCAGGAGTTAATATTCAAGTTTTTGAAGGCGAAAGAACTATGACAAAAGATAATCACAAGTTAGGAAATTTCGATTTGACAGGAATTCCTCCAGCTCGAAGAGGAGTACCTCAAATCGAAGTCACATTTGATCTAGACGCAAATGGAATTATGAATGTAAGCGCGGTAGAAAAGGGAACTGGTAAAACTAATAAAATTACTATTACAAACGATGGAAGTCGATTATCAAAAGATGATATTCAAAAGATGGTTGATGATGCGGAAAAGTTTAAGAAGGATGACGATGAGATGAGAGAACTATTGGAGAGTAAGAATTCTTTGGAGAATATGATATATACAACTAAGAATGCATATGATGAAAAACTAAAGACGTGTGATGAATCACAAAAGGAACAGTATAATAGTAAGATAGAAAAACTTGATGAAGTATCAAAATGGTTTGAATCTAACACAACAGCTTCTAAAGAGGAGATAAAGTCTAAAATTGATGAAGTACAGGCTCTTGCTGCTGATTTATACAATAGTGACGCATCCTCTTCTCCTGTACCAGATGTTGATTAATATAATAAAATATTCAATACCTTTTATGGTCTTGAATATACATTCTGATAAAACAACACTCTTTTCAGTGTTGTTTTTAAAATATAAATCTTGATCTTTTAATGATTGCGTCCAATGAGTAGGTGTAAATGTCTGATATATTCTTCTCTCTCCATAAACTTTGTGAAAAAGTATTCTGATACTACTCTTCCTGCCATAATATGAGCATCTGTTGAAATCCATGATGCTAAATCCATGAAAAGAATAGGGTGAAAATATGTAACATTGTTTATGAATTGTCTATTTCCAGCTGATGACCCTTCTTCTGTATATTCGGTAATCAGATCCTTGTATCTATCGGATACAAGATATTCAGTAATATTCTTTTCACCACCACTTGCGGCAGAACAAAAATCAGTAACATTTACGTAACCTGTCTCCATGTTCATGATACACTCTAACTCTAAATACTTGATCTTGGAATACTCTTCATCAATCTTCTGAAATGACATTCCTTTCATGTTTTCTGCATTTTACTAAGCAGGATTCCTAAAAAATCAATTTAATTCTCATTTACCTTTTCTAACTAAAGATTCATTTTTTGTATTAAAAAATGAGTGCTTTTTACCCAGGTGCAGGTACAGATATTGTACCACCTGTATTGTTTAGAAGCATTAAAAACTGGTTATACATGGATTCTCAACCAAATTCTGAATTTGGAGAAGGTGTGTATAAAACAAGATTTATTCCTACATTATTAACTATCATGCTTCAAAATGAATTTGAACTGAAAGCAATAAACGGTGATGCATACACATTCTATAATCGAGATCATGATCAAACAATAAGCTACGAAACGAATACACTTTTTCCAGATGATTTGAAAGAAAAACATCGTCAATGTAAAACACTTGTTCTTATAGGTTATCCACTAAAAGATAAACCTCCGGATTTCGTTTCTTCTTATGATACTATAATAACTGATTCATTGTCAAGACCTGATCCGGCTGAACAGTCTTTACTTTTATTTAAGAATGTGTATTTTTTATGGATTGATGATACATTTATGTATAATGAACCGTCACATTGTACAACAAAGAATATTATGCAGCATGTTGCTGCTATAAACACCAGAGTTAAAAAATAAATAATTTACAAAACACATATTAATATAGACAGACCTGTTAACTTTGATCTCAATTAGTGATTCTGCTAAAATTATTCTGTTTTTATACTACGGGTTCTTGAAAGTATAAGAGTTCTGTTTTGAATTTCTAATTACATAGTATTATTTATAGCAACTTGTGACTCAATTAACTTGATTTTAATCTAAAAAATTACATATTTAAGTGTAAAATGAAGTTAGCCATTTTCAACGGATTCCACTTTCATTATGAAATGTTTGGATCATTAATAGAGTTTTCTAATATGTACAATCATAAATTAGTAGTCTATACAGAACTAACGTATGACTATAATTGGTTTACATTTTACAAAGAACATTTTAAAGATCTGAATTGTGATTTTAGACATTATACATTGTTTGAACACGAAAAAGATATTGAAAACTTTGATCTTATTATAGTAACTACAGACGATGACTATAAATTTAAAGAAGAATGGATAACCGAAAATGTAATGTGTATAGAACATGATGAATTAACAAGAAGACATGGAATTATAAAAAGAATGTCAACAAAACCACATATAAAGAATTACAGAAAATGGGGTCTGCCTATATTTCCTATAATTGATATAAACCAAACAATAAAAGATGATAAATGTGTAAATATAGTTATATTAGGACAAACAGATCCTTCAATTATTTATGATATTAGCATTGTAAACAGATTGCATCATCCTACTAAAAAAATAATTATACATGCTATTTCAAGATATGTTGATTTTCAACATTACAAAGGAATAAGAGATGATATTTGTCTGAAAATACATAGAGGTATAGATACTATTGATATGATAAAACTATTAAAAGAATCTGATTATATTTTTACTGATAACAAGAAAAATATAAATATGGATCACTATATGAGTGGTGCTATACAATTATCTTTTTCAGTTTTAGTGCCATTAATTATATCAAAACAAACTAATAGCTCTTATTGTTTCAGAAATGTAATAGAATTTGATAAGAATAGTGATAAACCTATTGAATTAATAGAAATAGATAAAAACTCATTAAAACAAGAAAGGAAAGAGTTAATGGATATATTCAATAATCATATAAAAGAATTTATTTACAATAAAAAATCAACTAGTAAATTTGATATACCTAAAAAAATATATCAAGAATGGGAGACAAAAGAATTAACTCCTTATTTTTATAACAATATTTCTAACTGGAAAGAATGTAATCCAGAATATGAATATACATTATTTGATATAAATGAAGTGACAGAAATGGTAACTTCATTTGGACCAAGATACATAAATGTTTTAAATCGTTTAATTCCAGGAGCATTTAAGTGTGATTTTTGGAGATACATAATGTTATTTCTTTATGGTGGTATAGCAACAGATATAGATCTTATTCCAGTAAATAATATAGATTTATTCATAAGAAAGGATGATTTCATGGTTACGGTAGTTGATTTGAATTTATCAGAATCAGAAGGGTATCATAATCTTTTTAATGGTTTTTTAGGTATTGTACCTAGACATCCAATTATGTTTAAATGTATACAGAGAGTTTGCGAAGTAGTAGAAAATAATTTGCCATGTTTATCTTTAATGGATATATGCGGACCAGGAAATTTAGGAAGAGCAGTTAATTGGTATCTAGATAGAAATGAAACAGACTCATTCATAAACTTTAAACATGATAATATACATTTTCTTACATTTGATAGACAAGATGAATATATATATAAAAATAATTTATTAACTTACGAAAATATACTTGTTCAAAATAAAAACGGAAACAGTGATATGGTAAATGAATATAATTTCTTATGTCACAAGAATAAAAACTATAAAAGTTGGACTTCTGGTAAACCATTTAACTAGAAGTTTAATTAAATTATTCTATACCACAACTTTTTTTTCCATCTGTAGCTATGTCTGTAATTTTTTGAGTTGCATCCGGATCATCGCTGTTGTAATATTGAGCATAAATATTATCAGTTATAAACTCTACTGGATCTATATGTGATTGCAGATAATTATATAAACAAATTTGACCATCTGCTATTTCATTATACATATACTGATTCCAAGCGAGTTTTATGCCTGCACAACCATCTTTTAAGCATTTACCAAAATATTTTGGAGTATATTTTATAACATCTTTTTGTGAAGCAATAGGACCAGGATACAAATTATAATTATCAGATGCTATACTTGTAGCCAAACATTTAGCAGAATCTGGATTTATACAAAGATTCTTGAAAGATTGATAAATATAATCAGTATTTTGCAATACATTAGCAAGTTCCTCTATATTCCATCCATTACATGTTCCATCATCTGAGCAGACAATATTATTTGGACAAGTTCCACAACTACCTACACATTCATCAACACCACAACTTTTTCCTTTGCAATTTGAAGGACAACCACTTGGAACTGGAACATTGCATTCTCTAAGAGAATTATTTATCAAGTCTTTATTTTTATTATCAAAATCTGGATCTAATAAATC